TAAAGTGTTGGTTTTGTTGGGTTTCTTGGTGGTTTGTTCTTTTGGTATTTGCTCGCAATCCCAACCTCAAACGCTACCTTTTAGGGTTTACTTGTATAAACTAAATGAAAAAATCGCACCTAAATTAAAAAGAAATACACGTGACGCCTATATATTAAACGTGGCTAGTAATCCCAATATGAAACACGGCTTATATTAGGTTGGCTTGTAATCCTATGGTTTCAATGAGGGTAAACACAAAAAAAAGTCCCTATACGGGGTGCAAAGGGACACTGGGGACCCCCCGGTATACGTATGCAATGTCGCCATATTTTTACCCAAATGAGTTACTTGTACAATCTATTCGCATTCCCTTTAGGGAACAAGAAGGGATAACCCCCCCTATACTAAGAACAGTTATTTTGTGTTACGATTGGTCGTACCCTTTAGGGTATCCCTATGTGTATGTGTGTATTTCCCCGGAGGATCTACTCCGATTGTATCCATTCTGACAGAAAAGTCAAGTAAATTCGTACAAATTTTTTTTTTATTTGACATTAGGTAAATCTGTACGTATAATTTAGGTATCAAGACCAGTTTAGAGCAGCAGCAATCAATCCTTTCTCGTGCTTTGGCTCAACTTTTAAGGATCTTGACTCACTAAGAACTAAGGATTTTATCGTGTTTGAAGCATTTGTACTAATTTGCCTGCTAGGACAGCCTACTATGGGTGCAAATTGTGAAGAATTAGTAGATACACGAGGTCCATACGCCACTCACGATGAGTGTTTAGCACGAATATATGAAATACAGCAGGAATTACCTGCATATAAGCCTTACATGGAAGCAAGAGCGTACCGTTGTGACAAATTTACTCCCGAAAAAGACTTCCCAGCGTGAAATAACGCCCCAACAAGAAGAATTCCTGAACATTTTGTTTGAAAATGGTGGCAATGTCACCGATGCAGCCATTCAAGCGGGTTATTCTAAGGGCAGTGTGACGTGGTTAAAGAACAGTTTAGCCGATGAGATCATCAACCGTACAAAGAATGTGCTGTCTATGAACGCATTTAAGGCTGCTACACGCTTGGTAAGCACAATTGACAACCCCGTACCCGAAAGAGGGGACGACCTACGCTTCAGGGCTGCAGAATCGCTCTTAAACAGGGTAGGACTAGGAAAGCAAGAAACAACTAACGTAAATGTACAAGCAGTACACGGTATTGTGTTGCTGCCACCAAAGAAAGAGGTCGTAATCGATGGCTGATCTAAACACATTATTCAAAGTACTCAACACAATCAACGCTCTCACAACTCCCAACGAGCTTACCGACAAGATGAGTGACAAACTAAATCAAATGATTCAATCTTTGTCTCCTTCCGAGAAAAAGGAAGCAAAAGAAGCCCTGAAAGAAAAACAAAAACAGGGAATGAGATATGGTGGCAAAGCATCAAAGAAATGTAGTGCCAACAGAGACAGTAGGAATACACGTAAAGTCAATAGTTAAAGATGACTGAAGCCGAACCGAAGCGTGGACGTGGTCGACCGAAGAAAGACCCCGAAGCACCGAAGCAAAGATATTTCCTGTCTGCAGCAGAGAAAGCGAGACGACAATCACAAAAGAGATTACGTGACGCAAAGAAACGTGCAGATAAATTAACTAAAGTAGCAGAAAGTAAAAGAAGATATGCCAGAAAGCTTGAAGAGAAAGTTGGTAAAGTTGAGAAAGCTCTTAAGGGAGATACAAGTACCGTTATCGATACAGGTGACTTGGCAACACTTCCTCCACCTGTCCAAGAACTTGTGGGTAGCCGTGAAGTGGTGTTTCAACCGAATGAAGGACCTCAAGAAGAGTTTCTTTCCGCTAGTGAAAGAGATGTACTCTATGGAGGTGCTGCTGGTGGGGGCAAATCTTTCGCCTTGTTGGCAGATCCGCTTCGTTACTGCACTAATCCTAATCATAGGGGTCTTCTTCTTAGGCGTACTCTCGACGAACTTACTGAGTTAATAGACAAGTCACGACAACTCTACCCGAAAGCGTTCCCCGGAGCAAAGTTCAGGGAATCAAAGTCAACGTGGCACTTCCCATCGGGAGCAACCATTTGGTTTACGTATCTAGACAAAGACAAAGATGTAACCCGATTTCAAGGACAAGCTTTCAACTGGATAGGCATAGACGAAATAACCCAGTACCCGACACCTTATGTGTGGGACTACCTGAGATCAAGATTGAGAAGCACCGACCCAGAGCTACAGCAAAATCTGTATATGAGGTGTACAGCCAACCCCGGAGGAATCGGTGGATGGTGGATCAAGAAGATGTACATTGACGTAGGTGAACACAACAAACCGTTCCCTGCATCCGATGTCGAAACAGGTAAACCTTTCTTGTGGCCGCAAGGACACGAAAAGGAAGGAAAGCCATTATTTTATCGCAGGTTTATTCCTGCACGTCTAACAGACAACCCGTTCCTTATGGCTGATGGACAATATGAAGCTATGCTTCGTTCACTACCTGAGATAGAACGGAAAAGATTACTTGATGGGGATTGGGATGTAGCCGATGGTGCAGCCTTTCCAGAATTTAGCAGAGCGAAACATGTTGTCGAACCTTTTGACTTACCTACCAACTGGCCCCGCATCAGGGCGGCTGACTACGGGTATGCGAGTCCTTCTTGCGTTTTATGGGGTGCTATTGATTGGGACAATAATATTTGGATTTATAGAGAATTATACGTAAAACAGTTGACAGCAGAACAATTAGCGGATAAAATACTAGAAGCGGAACAATTAGATCCACTACCCCACTACACAGTATTAGACTCATCATGTTGGAACAAGACAGGCTTTGGTCCTTCTATAGCTGAAACAATGATGAGATGCGGAGTTCGTTGGACTCCATCAGATCGAAATAGAATACAAGGTAAAATGGAAATACATCGTAGGCTTGCAGATGATCCAAGAACAAACGAACCGAGATTACGAGTGTTTTCTAATTGTAGCAACACTGTCAAGCAATTGGCAGCAATTCCTCTTTCCAAGACTAACAGCGAAGACGTGGACACCAAAGCGGAAGACCACGCATACGATGCGTTGAGGTATATGTTAATGACAAGGATGACAGGTTATGCGGCGATTCATCAAACGCTTAATGGTATTAAGAATCAGGTCTATCAAGTCCAAAATGAAACATTTGGGTACTAAGACAAATGGATGAACTCCTACAAAAACTAAAAGATGGAAACCTAACAATAGCTGAAGCTTTTGAATTAGGTCGTCCTGATGTGAAGTTATATCAAAATAATGGTCAACCTACTGCATTGTTAAAAAAGTTACAAGATGCAGGATTTAACTTATCTGACAATTGGGATAGTATTGGCGATAGAGATAAACACGATATTTTTAACAAGGTTGCTAGTAGTCCAGACTATGTGACATTAGGTAAGGTTGAAAGTAGTCTTACTAAGTTAGCAGCAAGCGAAGATTTCGATTATCCTTACACTAATAGGTTTGAAGCAGGCAAGGGAACTATCCGAGTTGCAAAAGTAAAAGGTGATCCTACCAAGCTAAGATTTGAAAAAGCTACTCAGCCAAGAGGTGAAGCTGCTGCGAAAAAGATTACTCTTCCATCTATAGAGGATTTGAACAAGGCAATACACGCTACCACCTTAAAGTTAAAAGGCAACAAAGAAGCGGTAGCATTCTTTCAGTTAAAGCATCTGTTAGGAATACGAAACAGAGATTTGGTTAATCTTACAGTTGGTGAAGCAATTGAAGATTCACCTTACGGAACACTTGACCCCGGATCAAACACTCTTTATGGCATAAGTAACAAAGGTCAGAGAACAAACTATCAGTTACCATCTCTAGCTCAAGACATACTTGCTGATCTTGGAACAGATGCTAAGGGAAGAATGGGTGACAGTAAATCTGTAAAATTGTTTAAGCAAAGTGAAGCTACTTTACGAACACTTATAAATAACACTATGAATGAAACTATGTCCGAAATGGGCTTAGAAATTACAGACCAAAAAACTAATAAGAAAATACCATTCACAATATCTGACTTGAGAAAAAATGTTTTTGATGCAATAAATGAGTCAGAAGGTGCAGGGGTAGCAAACGTAGTTTTAGGGCATTCTACAAAAGGAGATGTAGGATTAACCCACTATAAGGTTGACAGACAATCACGAAAAAAAATGAGCGTGGTTCAGAGAGCTTCTGAAGAATTTGGTAACATGTATCTTCAGGACATCAATCAAGTAAGTCCAAAAAAGTTGTATAGCACTTACGGGTTTAACGAAGACTTCTTTAAGGAAAGCTCAGTAATTCCTTTCTCTGCTCCTACTGATATACT